CGTGCAATGCGTTAATGCCTAAATTATAAACACATTCCTGTTTAAATTCTTCCACGTGCTTTCTCAAATCCTCATCTGATTTTATTTCCGTTAACCTCATGAGCTTTTCTGCTACATAAAATAAACATACTCTGTTATCTTGTTCTGTATTCTTCATTCTTTCTCCTTTGTTAAGTTTCTAGATACAACGGTGTATACACTCCCATGTGCGATCCCGCAACATTAAAATCAAAAAATTCACTCGCCTCGTCGTAGGACATATTATCACGCTCCATGAGGATATTGAGGATTCCCTCTGTCTCGTAAACCACACGAGTTCGCTCGCCGTCCCAGATTACTCCTGCAATGGCTTTGTCGTAGCCGTCGGCGAACAGTATGTCTGGTTCGTCGTCAGCGTAGAGGTCCTCGATGTCTTTCCTATTCATGCACGGTACTTTATTATATTTTGGCGTATCACGCAACACGGAACTGGTGCGACATTTTGTCTTAAAGTTATCCACAAAAAAGTGCATATCTGTGGATAACTTGTTTCACTATATGAAATAGGTCCTATTAATTCCCATTTTAATAAGATATACTGAATTAAGATTAAAAAAGTTTTAATCTTGTTCTTTGAAACAGTTAATAAGAAAGGAAAAATATGAAAAACAAATCATATCCTTTTAACTCCATTCAAGAGTATGATGGAAAGAAAGGAAAAATTATGAGAAAGAAATGTCATCAATGTGGTGAACAGTCGGTCATTAGATATAGAGATACGTCTTTATCATTAAATGATTGGTCTAAATCCTGCCTCAATGGTTGTGGCCCTGATTTTTCACTTTTAGCTAAATTATTAAAATTTGAGGTAAAACATGGAAGATAAACACATACAATTCTTTTTAAATGGAAAGGATTATGATTTAATCTTGAGGGTTGATGATGAAGGAGAGGAATATACTTCTTTTGATATCTTCGACTACGAAAAACAAGAAACTGTAGTGACAGAAAAAATATAAAAGGAAGGGGCAGAAAAGCCCCTTCTTCTATTTTGACGGATATCGCAACACGGAACATGGGCAAAGTGTCGTATTGGCAGAAATCCGCCATTCTTAATTTCATATAGGTTTTTCAAAAGTAAATTAAAATATTAAACATAAAAATATCTCAAATATGACGTAACCACGTAACTTTAGACGTAACATCTTGAAATATAACAATAATACCGTTACATATAAGGTTACTTATAACAATTAGGTTACGTAACCTATATGAGGTTTTTGAGAGTAAATTGATAAATTATATATATATTTACTTTTAAAATATATATATAAAATTTAAAAGGTGTGTTATAATGAAAAATATATGGGAAACGTAAATAAAATAACACCGAAACAAAGGGCTTTTATTCATTTGTTTGTTAAGTCCAATGGTCGCATGACACCGACCGATTGTGCCAAAGAAGCGGGATACTCGGAGAAATCAGCGACTAATATTGCCTGTAATTTAAGGAGTCCGAAAATGTTTCCTTTGGTTGTTGAAGCGATTGAGAATTTGCAAAAGGAATATGCTGAAGCAAGTAAGATAGATTTTGTCAGACATGCTAGGGAATTGGCTAGATTGCGCGATACTGCTGTCACAAATGGGCAGTTGGGTCCTGCTGTTCAAGCTGAATTTCGCAGAGGTCAGTTGGCAGGATTCTATGTGGATAGAAAAGAGGTTGTTACAGCCTCGCTGGATAATATGACCAGACCAGAACTAGAAGCCAAACTCAAGGAAATCCGCGACCATAACATTATCAATGGCGAGGCGATTGGTGTTGAGGTTAAAGAAATAGAAGAAAAAACAGTAAAAGAAATAAAATAGGGACAGTAATTTTTTTGTATTTTGTAAGATACTGATGTATATATTCATAGGCTTTGACTATATAATATAGACTAAATAGTAAAATTAAGGCTATTAAATATCCTCCCATTATCTAAACCCTATCCCGTGACTTGTGTAATCCAAGTCCGTTGCCTTGTGCTTACAGGTAAAACTGCAATACCGCTCGAACTTTCCCATCTTCGCCTTTGTACCGCAGATGAAACATTTTCGTTCAGTTAAAACTTCTTCCTTATCGGGTTTAGGTTTTGATTGATTGTAATAATCTGGTATTTCAAACTTTGTCATTGACTTCTCCGCCGAAGAAGTCAGCCACCTCTTTCTTTTTTTCTTTTTTCCAATCTTCTTTCCCAATCCTCTCCAATTTATCAATTACTGAATCAAAATCCCCGCAAGTACAATCATAATATTTATCCAACCAATTCTCAAAATATTTTATCTTGTCTTTTCTTGTGTCCCCAACTTGTTCATTCAGTTCAAAGGGACAAAAGTGAAAATGAGAATCTCTTAAATCTCTTATGTCTTGCTTAATTTCTTCAATTAGTTTTGTCATTATTAGTCCTTTCTAAAATTGCACAGGACTTATCCGAATAACTCCGTCGCCCATGCAATTATCTTCTTACTGCCAGTAGCATAGGAAGTCAAGAAAAAAAATAACTTGACTTTTAATTTATCTCAACTATATAAGATAAGTAGACAGGATTAAAAATGGAAATAGATGTTTATGATAAAAAATTTGTTATCAAAAGTTATGATGATGAATTAACATTGACAATTGATATTTTAAGAAATTTATTAACCGCATTCAATGTTAAGATAGAGGAAGTGGAAGATGAGTGAAGAAGTATATTATCACAGCAAAAGCAAAAATGAGGATATGCCTGTATCGGAAATGTCCGATTTGTATGTTCGTCGCGCTTTCAAGAAAATGATTCTGAAAGAGAAAAAGAAATTTGACGAAAAGGAAACATTAAAAGTGTTCATAAGGAACGCGATTAGTAACTTGGAAAGAGCATTGGAGGAAAAATGAAAACATTTGAATTTTTAATTAGTGAAAGTTTTGCAACATCTTTTGATATTGAGGCAAATACAAAAGAAGAAGCAGAAGAAGTATTTAGACGAAAAGGTTACGACGAAAAAGATATCAGACGAGAATGTACTGATTGGCAAATAGAAACGATTGAGGAAATAGAATGACAGGTAGACCTAAAGTTTGGACAGAAGATAAATTAAATTATGTAAAATATCTGACGAAATGCAACAGCATGAGCGAAATTGGAAAAATATTTGATACGACGAAAAATGCTGTGCTTGGCGCATTGTACCGCGACAAGGTAAAAAACGGATATGTGCCACCGCCAGATTCTAAATACACAGGCAAAAAAGAAAATTATCCAAAACACTTGACTTCTAAATAATCCCATGTTATTGGGATAATATGAGCTTAAAACTAATAAATCAATCAAGCAATAGAAAGACAGGCGCGATTGCGACAACATATAGGGCGGGTAGTTCCATGTATGGTAGTTGTCCCGCGACTTGCTCATTAAATCCCGACGGCGACAATTCCGCGACGGAAATAGATCAAGATTATTTGACGGCGCTGAGAAAAGCTGTTCCTAAAAAAGGTCAAGCTTGGACTTATTCACATTTTGATTATACTACAATTCCGCAAAATGAAGAAAACCACACAACCATAAATTATAGTGCTGATACAGTAATCCAAGCATTAAACAGTTTTAATAGTGGAAGGGAAACTACTTATACTGCGCCTTATACAATGACGGATAAAGTTGATAATATACAAGGTGTTAGATTTGTAAGATGTCCCGCTGAAGAAAATAAAAAAATTACTTGTCAGAATTGCGGTAGTGGTCAGCCATTATGTGCTAGGCAAAAAAGAGATTATATTGTTAAATTTACAGCGCATGGTAGCCAAAAGAAAAAAGTTGGACAAGACGAAAAAGGCGGTTGCTATGCGGGACAAGGTTTCACTGTCTTTTCTTGGAAAGCGACAGCCAAACAAAAACAGGAAGTTTCCGACGCGGTAAAATTAAGCGATTGGGTTAAGACTTTGCCCTATGGCAGTATGATTAGACACCACGTCGCGGGAGATATAGGGAAATGAAAAAATATATTTATTATGTTAATGAGTCCGCTTTGGATATAACTAAATATACTTTGGAAAATTTTTGTGAAGCTTTTAATGACGAAGTATATGCAGAAATTAGCGATAGCAATTATATTTATTTAACTAAAAAAGACGCTGAAAAAAAATTAAAAGAATTAACAACTTGACTTTCAATT